TAGCTTGATCGGTCAAACGGTAACGACTAACGCTGCTTACTGGACTGGACTTAACACCAGCGCTCAAACTGGAAAAAGCGGTCCACTTGACGGGTCTGAAACGAATAAAAACGAGATGAACTTTGAGAACGTAACCTCAGTTCAGCTTCAGAACTGCATTTACTTCTCAAACGGTTACGATCCCATTTTGAAATATGATGGACAGAATCTTTACCGTGCTGGCCTTCCTCCTGCTAGCGATGGGTCAACTGGTACTTTTTCAACTACTGTAACCGGAACGGCTGGTACTACTGAAGTCTATGTCTGGCGCTCGCAATTTATCCAAGTGGACGCGAACGGTAATTTCACAGAAGGCAATACTTTTGACTCTCCAGAGTATGCCTATGTCGATCCAGGGACTAATCCAGCGACTGTAACCGTTTCAAACATTCAGGCTGGGAGCGGGTTTAATACTAACTGCGCTATTGTCGCTGGCGCTCAGACGCTAGTTACTACCATCACGGTAGATAACGGATCTGGAGGCCAACACACGATGAAGGCAGGAGACACTGCCTACTTTTATGATGCGGTTTCTGCATCGTATGTAGAAAGGCAAGTTACCGGAGTCAACGCCACTAGCGTTTCCATTGCTGGCGCTGCGGTTACTGTTTCTGACAACGCTGTCATTTCAAATAATCTGAGAATCAAGATCCTCAGAAACAAGAACACTACCGTCAGCCCTACCCTTTGGTTTGAGCTTGTCGAGATACCTAACAACTCTTTTGCAGCCACTCAGACTTATACAGATAACACGGCTGACAGCTCGCTCTTTCTTCAGTTCTTGGAGCTTGCTACGGACCGGAGTCCGCCAGTAGCAGGAAAGTATATTTCAGCCTATCAGACCCTCATGGTTACGGCTGGAAACATTAGTAATCCTAATCAAGTCAGCTTTTCTGACGTAGAGAACCCGGAGTATTTCCCGCTGGTTAGAAACCAGTTCACGGTTACTAACCTCCAGGGCGACATTATCAGCGGACTGCATCCGTCAAATGACCTGTTTCTTGTCTTTCAGACGAGAGCTATCCATGCGGTTACTGGAGACATTCCAAACCAATCATTTCGGGTCGATGTCATTACTCAAGATATTGGCTGCGCATCTCATGCGTCTATTCAGGATGTACGGGGCAAAATATGCTTTCTGTCTCTAAATGGTCCAAGGGTAATGACCGGAGCGACTATTCCGCGTGGTCTTGGGGAAGCAAAAGATTCAGAGCTTAACAGCCGTATTGACCCTCTCTTTAACAGCTTTGGTCTGACAGATGAGCAGACGTTGAGGCCAAAGCGAGCAATCGGGTTAAATGACCGTAAGCGGGAAAAGTACATAGTATTCATCCCGGCTGAGTCTGAGCTATCTGGTCAGCGCTTCTCTAACGAGAACAGCGTAACCATTGTTTATGACTACACTCGCGACGCTTGGGTAAAGTGGTCGAAGATTGACGCTACTGGCGGGATGACGCTTTCAGAGGAAGATCAAGAGATCCTGTTTATTGAGCGTAGAGACGCTGATCCATCTGGGGCTGGCGTAGACGTTCAAGCCTATCTGTATCGGTTTCAAAACTCTGGCACTTACTTAGACTATCAAGACCATGACAAGCCTATTGAGTGTTTCTACAAGAGTCCGTGGGAGTTCTTGGGTGAGACTGGAGTGCTTAAAAACTTTCAGCGCATTAAGGTCTTTAGTTCAGAATCACTGGATAACGAGTTTTTGCTAGGGATTGAGACGGAGAAAGACTTTACCGCTGACGCTCCTATTTCAGTCTGTTTGATTCAGTTTGGATCAGGTGGATACGGTCAGTCTGAATATGGAAGCGTCTACGGAGACCCATCTACTTCTGGCCTAAAGCATAAGCTTTCAAATGGTCGCTGTATCTCGCTTCGCGTTATTTTAAGGAATGCAGAAGATCAGAAAAATATAGCCATCACTGGATATGAGTTAGAAGTAGCTCTTCCATACAAACCTGGACTTAAGCGCTAATGGCTAAGTTTAGCGGATTCAGAACCTTTAAGATCGGAAAGACGATTGAAGAGGTTATTCACTACCTGCTGAACGGGCTAGCCCTATCGCTCAAAGAGCTTCAGGCTGGGTTAGCTAATTTGACCTTTGAAGATAACTTCAATATCCAGATTTTAGAGGTTGTTTTGGCTCCTGGACTGACTACTGGTTATAGTCACAACCTTGGCGTTATTCCGTCTAAGCGATTGATCGTAAAGGCAGATGGAAGCACAATAGATGACAGCGCAACCCCATGGACTAGCACCGCTGTTTACTTCCGAAACACGGGTCTAAGTACGGTAACCGCGACGATTATTTTAATGAGGTGATTATGGCCAAAAAAACTATCGGTAATCCTGAAGGTTACAGCGCTGAAAACCCTTACAAGTATAACCCTGGACTTGCTCAGAACTGGGAAAAGTCTCAAGAGGTTACCAAGAAAAGAAAAGTGCAAAGCGAAAACAAAGCAAAGGCTGACAAGGCTGCTGCTGATGCTGAACTTGCTCAAAAGAGCGAAGAGATTAGAAAGCGTTTTGCTGGAATGACGCCTCAACAGATTGAGTCTGTTGCTGGAACTGGCCCTAAAGAGATGCAAGATATTCTTGCCCAGCGCAAAGCGGGACTTGCTGGCTTCAACGCGCCACAGTTGGCAGCAATGCAAGCTCAGATGGCTGGCGGTCAGCAAGCCGCAGAACAGCAGCGCAACAGAGCGCTTCAGGCTTCTTTGGCTAGACAGGGGGTTCGTGGAGGAGCTGCGGCATCCCTTCAAGCTCAAGCCGGACAGATGGCCGCTAGAGAGAAGGCTGCAGCAGATACTCAGCTCATGCTTCAGCAAGCTGCCCAGCAAGAGAAAGCGCTTGGAGCTTATGAGCAGGGCGTATCTGGCGCACTCGGAGCAGAGCAAGCTCGCCAGTTTCAAGGTTTGGCCGCTCAGCTCGCAGCCGAGCAGCAGGTAGCAGCGCTTGAGGCTGCTGGTCTGCAGAAGGAAGCTACCGAAAGTTACGGAACCAGCATGGAGAAGGCAGCTAGTAAGGGTTCGGGAGGTTGCTGCACGATTCTAGCGATGATTGGAGCTGGTGCGTCTTCAAGTGGAATATCTGAAGCAAAAGCTAACGACATTGTTCAACTCTCAAAAAATAAAAACAAAGACGTCATAATTTTAAGCAATGCAGAGTCAAAGCTTTGGGATGATTTATTCTACGTCCGGGCTGCTCGTGATAACGTCTGCAATGATAAACAACGGCGCGGTTATTATATCTTCAGCGAAATGGTGGAACCGTTAATCAAAAAAAGCGAAGTAGCAAAGAATATCGGATATTCTGTTTTGGTTACTCCCTTGGTTAGTATTGGGAAAGAAAACACTAAAGGCATTAAAGCAAACCTTATATCTAAGATTATCGGTCATTCATGGATTAAGTTCTTTGGTTTGTTTTCCTCTGAGAAACCATTCGTTAGAAAAAATGGTGAGGTGGTATAATGGTTGACGTTCTTTCAGCGCTTCAAAATGCTGGGTTGAAGGGCAAGGCTCTTGAGAAGGGGCAAATGATTCTAGCTGATGCCGAAGCTGGCAAGGCGCCGGATGAGAAGACTTTTTCTGGAGCCGAAAAGATCGTTTCAAAGCTTGAGACTGACTTAAATAAGAAGCCTGAATACCAGAAGGCGTCAGCTCAAGAAAAAGCCGCGTTCGTTCAAGAAGAGCTTCAGTCTACCTCTAAAGAAAGCATGAGCAATAAAGAGCTTGTAGCCAGACTCTTGATTGGCTTTGTCCCTCAAGCGCTTGGAGCTGCTATTGGGGCTGCCTCTGGAATGGGGGCTGCTGCTGGAGGAGTAGCTGGTGGAGAAGCCGCTACTGCTGGACTAAAGCAGCTCGATGAACTGAAAAAGCGCCAAGAAGAGCGCGGAGATAAGATTGCAAAAAGCGATCTTGAGAAGCTCAAGCTCATTCAAGAGAAGTCAAAAGCTGCGAGTGAAGAGCGAAGAAAAGAGCAAGAGCTTTTACTTCGGGGCCGGGAAGTAGCGGCTAAAGAGCGTGAAGCTGGCAAAAAGGGAGCTGAAGTAGCGGCTGGTTCAAAGCTAACCGCTGAACAGACTGCTTTGATTTCTGGGATTGATACCTCTGAGCAACAGCTTGCCAAGATCGAAAAGATTATTGATGAGTCATCTCCGCTGATGGGTCCGTTTGCTGGTCGGATTGCATCGCTTAGCCCGTATGCGACAGAAACCAAAGGCTTCGATGCGCAGATGAAGCTTGCTGCGCAGAAGATCGGCGTCTCTCTTGAGCGTGGTAAACTAACAGATGCAGATATTGACCGTTACCGGGCAATGCTTCCAAATATCAGCGACACTCCAGACGTAGCAAAGCAGAAGATTGCAATCGTTAAACAGTTACTGGCTGATGAGAAAACTGCTCAGATTGAGACGCTTGCTAAAAGTGGATACAATGTTTCAAAGTTCATGACTCCATCAGCTCCTTCGGCTGCTCCTGCTATTCAAGCGCCAGCCAAGGGGGGGTCATCTATTTTCGGTCCTAAAGAAGCCGTTGCTGGTGAAAAGCCGAAGCGCATCATTCAGAATGGTCATGAGTACATTTACAACCCTGCAACAGGAACTTACGAGTAACTTATGGCTAAACCTGCATTCGATCCTAATAAGCCCTTTGATGAAGCAAAAGCTAAACCGGCTTTTGACCCGTCTAAGCCGTTTGAAGTTGTGGCTGAACCGGCTGGTCCATCATTCGCTGAAAAGATCGAAACAGGTGGGCGCTCCGCAGTTGAAGGAATTACTGGTGGATTGTCTGAGCCGGTATTCAGCGGGATCAATGCAGTCGTAGGTAATTTGATTGACGCTGGCTTTGATGCAGAAAGCATCGGTGAATTTGCAAAACAAGCGGTCAGCAAAGAGGCCATTAAGCAGGAATATGAAAAGGATATTTCTCGCAGAAGACGTTTAGAAGCTGAGCTTCCAGAAGTGGCGCTTCCTGCTGAGATTGGCGGCGCTGTTCTTGGGGGGCTTGCTTCTGGAGGATTGTCTGCTGCTGGTAAACTTGGGACGGCTGGAAAGGTTTTGACGGCTGCTCCACGGGCTGTTGAAGCTGTTGCTGGTGCTGCGGCTGCTAAAGTTCCGACTGCGATTGGACAAGCTCTTGTCAGAGGGGCTGTATCGGCTGGAGGAGCAGAAGCCGCCAAGGGAGCTGCTCAAGTTCCGACTGGCGTCATGACTCCAGAAGAGCTGGACATTGCCGGAGCTGCCAAGTTTGGCGGTGTTTTGGGCGGAGGTGCTCAAGCTCTTGTAAGCGGTATTAAGGCTGCTCCAAGCGGTGCAAAAAAGATTCTCTCTGCTTTAGGCGGGGTGAACGAAGGCGCGATTGATAAATATCTGAAAGATCCTGGAGCGCTTGTCAGAGCTAAGAGTCCAGAGGCCATCAAGGATATTATTGATGGCCAGGTGGACGAGCTAGCTAAAGCGGTTGAGACTGGAGAGGTATCCGCTAAGCAAGCTCAGACGGCATTAGATGCGGCAAAAGGTGCTTTGAGAGAAGAGGTATCGAAACGCTCTAATGAGTTTAACGCTGCAAAGTTCAATGCACGGGAAACGCTCGCTAAGGCTCAGACCAAATTTAACGAAGCGGTAAAGCTTTCTAAACAATCGACCGAAGCTGCCATGACTGGCGGCAAAACTGCGTTAAGAGATGATGCGGTCCAAGCGGTCACTGATCTTAAAGAAAAGGTAGTTCAAGGCTCTAAGAAGAGTTATGAGATACTTTTAAAATCTGGAAAAAGCGTTGAAGCCAAACCCGCGATTGCTGCTGCAGAAGAGGCTTTAGATGAACTTAAAGTCCAAGGAAAAGCCCCTAAAGCTGGAGCCTCTGCTGCTGCTTACGCAAAGATTGAAAGCTATATTGATGACCTGAAGCAATACAAAGGTCCGCTTAGTGCCTCAGACGCAAAGAAAAAGATTCAGCAGCTCGATCAAGACTGGAGAGCCGCTACTGACGCTGGTGAGTTCACCGACTCTGAGCAACGTGCGCTTCGGTCTATCCGTAGAGCTTTCGATGAGCAGCTTAAAAGTGTTCCTGAATATGCAAAGGTCATGGAAGAGGTGTCAGCGGATACTGATCTTCTTTCGAGAGCAAATAAGCTCTTTGGGAGCGCTGAGAGGGCCTCTCCGAAGATTGCCCGGATTGAACTTGCCGCTAGGGACTTGGACAGAAACACCCTTTTTGAGCTTGGAGCGCGTACTGGAAAGGCTTTTGAAAAGCAGGTTGAAGCCATTCAAGCTGGCTCTAAGATGGTTGCGCCCGGTGCTGCTGAAGCTGCCTTGGCAGTAGGTCCAGAAGGCATGGCTCTTCGGAAGGCTGAGATGCAAATGGCTAGAATGAAACGCCCTGGAGCAGCTCAAGAAGCGCTAGGCAAGGTGGAAACAGGAAGCCCGCAAGCCATGGCCGTTATGAAAGCGCAACAGCGAGTGGCTCAAACTCAGCAAGTGGTTAAGGCTGCTCAAGAAAAGATTAAGGAAATCGGTCCTTTTGCAAGACCGCTTAGCAATATCAGTGCAATTCGCACGGCTGTAAGCGGAAAAAACCCGGAGTACATAAAGTTTCTTCAAAATCTGACTCAGCTCAGCGGGGAAGACTTTGTTCAAATGATTAACGATCTTAAACTCGCTGAACAGTTTCAGAAGGAGTTTCGGATTGGCTCTAGAAACGTGAATATGTGGGGCCTTGGAGCCGGAGCGGCTGTCTATGCCTTGACTGGTGACCCAACCTCTTCGCTTGTCATTGCGGGTCTTGGCGGGGGCTTTGGGGGTATGGTCGACCGCTTCGGTCCGCGCATGACTCAGAAGGTTCTCGATGGTTATTTAAAGGTTCAAGGGATGCCTACCGTTCAGAAGCTTGAGGCTGCCTTTGCTGGGTTGCCTACGGAAGTAATCAACCAAGTGAAGAACGACTTTGTCAGAAGCATTCCAGTCGTATCCAATGAGCAGATTTTGATTCAGCCAGACCAGGCAGAGTCCGTGAAGCAAGACGTAATGGACAGCAGCTTAAGCAGCCTTAAGAAGGCTAAGATGGTTAAGGCCATCCAAGGAAATAAGCCAGTTGAGTCTGGTGACCTTGCTGCTGTCATGCTCGGTCAAAAGCCAAAAGCTCCAATGCTTTTTGAAACACCTAAGAAGGATGATTTAAAGATTGATCGTCCTGACGTGCTGAAAGCGTTAGAGAAGAGAGCTGGACAATGAATCAAAACTCTTGGGTGATGAGGCTTCCTTGGCAGTTAATTGAAGATGTAGCAGACGCTGAGAACGTACCCAAGAACCTGCTCGCAGCTATTGTGCAGACTGAAAGTTCTAACAATCGCTACGCCGTTCGGTTTGAGCCGCATTATAAATGGCTATTTAAGACCAAAGACCACGCAAAGGATAACGGTCTTACAGAAGCGACTGAGACTGTCATGCAGATGACCAGCTTTGGACTTTGTCAGATCATGGGAGCAGTGGCTAGAGAGCTTGGCTTAAAGGGTCCAATCTTTCAGCTCCTCGACGAAAAGACCAACCTTGAATACTGCGCCAAACTCCTCAAGCGACTTGCCTCAAAACATAAAGAGCGCGACGATATTATTGCGTCATATAATGCAGGGTCACCGATTAAAGGATTGAATGGCGCGTATAAGAATCAGGCGTACGTTGATAAAGTGAATCTATTTTTATCAGCTATTGATCTTGCTCAAAGGGGGAAAGCGTAATGGAAAAGATTATTGAACTTGTGAAGGCCGCTATCGAAATGGGTCCTGCCATCATTTCTGCAGTAATGGCTCTGCTCTCTGGAGTAATTGCCATCGCATTGCTTATCCCTGGTGAGCAGCCTGAAAAAGCTCTTCAAGGTGTGGTTGAGTTCTTGAAAAAGTTTTCAAAGAAATAACCATGCAGTTCTTCACGGGCCTACTAGCCCTTCTCAAAGCTATCCCCGCAATGGTCAGCCTCATGACTGAGATAGCGTCATGGATGAAATCTACTTTTGGTGATGATCCAGCCACCTTCCTACTGGATGCAGCCGAAACATTCAAGAAGGCCCGTGAAGCCAAAACACCTACGGAGCGCAGAGATGCCGCTGTACAAATTAGTCAGCTTATTCGTCGTCTGTAGTCTAGCAGTCAGCGGCTGCAAGAAGGATGGACCAGAAGTTACGGTCTGTTTTCTTGACGTTAATGCTCAGACTTTAGAGTGTGGCAAAGCTGATGGAAGCAAGTTCTCGCTACCGTTTGCTGATATTCCGGCTTCAACTAATTACGCATGTCTTACTGTTGACGACTGGCAAGCTCTGTTAACGTATGTAAAGGAGCGGTGCCAGAAATGAACGATGAATTCATCAGGCTTTTGGGGCCTTGGCTTGGCGGAATTAGTGCTTTGATTGCGTCTGCTATGGCTCTAGTCTCGTGGAGTTACGAAACCTTTGAGACAAAGGAAATAAGCCGTGAACGTCAAACGCAAATCGAGAGGCGTCTTGAGCGCATCGAAAACAAAATTGACTCCATCAGAACGAGAAATTGAGCGCTCTATCCTAGCGTGGCTCAACTACCAGCCAAAGACTAAAGCCTGGAAAAATAAAAGCATGGGCACCTTTGATCCGACTAGGAAGGTGTTCAGACGCTCAAACGATCCATTTAGTCAAAAAGGCACAAGCGACATTTTAGGCATATGGTCTGGCAAGATGCTTTGTATTGAAGTGAAGAGCGCCAAGGGCCGCCTCTCTCCAGAGCAAAAGCAGTTCTTGAGCGAAATGGCATCCCTTGGAGCGCTCTGTATGGTCGCTAGAAGTCTTGAAGACGTGATAGCTGTTTTCGACGATTTAACCGGCACCGAGAACAGTGGTCAGACTGATCTTTGCTGAACTTAAAGATTTTTCCACACTTCTTGCACGTTGCTGTTCTGCATGGGACGCATAAGCCCATAGCGTTAAGGTTTACTACCTTTTCGCACTTGAGGCAGATCATGTCATCGCCGTTCATTTCTGAGGCTTCCGCTTCTCTTTCCACTTACGCTGAGCTTCACGTTTAGTAGCTAGTGCGATGGCAATGGCTTGCTTCTGGGGCTTACCGCTCTTTACGAGTTCTGAGATATTCTCAGACACTACTTCTTTTGACTTACTTTTAATCAAAGGCATAACATTCCCCCCGGATGGTTATGAATTGTCTATGAGCTTTTTCAATCGCTCAATCTTGAAATCAATACGTTCAGAGACTGCCGCGTAACCAAACATGCACGCGAGCTGATGGTTCATGATTGCCACGTCTGCAATCTCATCAATGATGGGTTCAGCAGATAAGTATCGTGCTGGCTCATGATTGTATCTGGCTAGAATTAGTTGAAGCTCTGCTAGCTCTTCAAGGGCCTTGGTCAGTTGAGAATGGTGACCTAAGTAGAGAGGAGCTTTGGAAATTGTTTCGTGATGCTTACTGGTCATTTACTCCCCCTGATAAAACACATAACCACGACTGCCCCGAGCAGCCATGTTATCCCCCCGATGCTCATCATTGGCTCAGAAGATTAGGCGCCTGGTCGCCAAGGCGGTGCAAAGGCTTACAGTATTCCTTCTCTGGATGGTAAAGCAGCGTGATTTCTCCGGTGAGAGACGCTGTAACTGATTGCCCTGGATAGCAGGTTTCCATGGCTGCCTGTTTCAGCCTATGGCCCAGCTCGATTAGCTTGTCTGGGTCACACTCGATGAAACGAGTTACTTCGGTGGCTTGAGTGTCGATCGTTTTGTCCATTATCCCCTCTTATCCAATGCGCCGGATCCGTCGCCGTAGCCGGATCCGTCGCGGTAGCCGTCGCCGTCGCCGTAGCCGGAGCCGTAGCCGTAGCCATCGCCGGAGCCGGAGCCGGAGCCGGAGCCGTAGCCGGATCCGTCGCGGTAGCCGTCGCCGTCGCCGGAGCCGGAGCCGGAGCCGTAGCCGGAGCCGTCGCCGTCGCCGTAGCCGTAGCCATCGCCGTAGCCATCGCCGTAGCCATCGCCGTAGCCGGAGCCGTAGCCGGAGCCGTAGCTGGAGCCGTAGCTGGAGCCGTCGCCGTAGCCGGAGCCGGAGCCGCTAAAAAAAATTAGCTCCATTTTCCGTTCCGGATACTAGCTGTTGCGCGCTCGCTACACTCGATGACCTCTACTGCTTCGGTCAATTCGATGACTGATACCGCGTTCCCTATTTTACTACCCGGCCCTACGCCGTGCTGCGAAACAGCGGAAAGACTCCCGGTGTTTGTCTCCGCTTGGGTCCACGACCAAATGCGATAACTGTCAACAAGCCGGACCTCTTTACCTTTTTTGCAAACCAAAATACCCGCATGCACGCCAGCGGAATAAGTTCGCACCACTACAAATTTACCTATTAACGCGGATTTCATGTGTGTCGGTTTTTTTGAGATTATTGTCTTATCCATTATTCCTTCCCATCCAGTGCGTCGCGGGCAGTTTTGTAATCAAAAAAATCTCCGTACCAGATATTTCCGTTCTCATCGACCGAATGAGTTTCTGGGTTAGCGTATTTTTCTAAAGCTTTCCGAAACCGGGCATTTTGCTCCTTCAGGTCAACATTCTCGAAGTGAAGCCTCACGTTTTCATCGCTAGTCATTCTATAACCCTTTCAAAAGTAAGATAACGATCCCATTCCATAGCGCGTTCTTCAGCGTCCCATTCTTCACCGCTCATATCTTTTCGGCGCTTCTTCTCACGCTTATTCTTGTCTCGATCATCAAGGACCCTTCCAGATCCGTTGCACCTGTTGCAGAATCTGTTCTCTGGAGGAAGTGGTCTCTTCGACTTGCTGTCGATAATGGCCTTCCGAAAGGCAGCCATCACTGCGCAGTTCGGGCACTGGATTACTTTGGTCATGATTGCATTCCACACACTTGGTTAGTCTAAATAAGACTGGGTCCCTCATGGACCCATTCCCCCCACACTTACTGCAATTAGAGCATCGCATCTTGAAACGTCATCATTGCATCCTGAAAGCTCATCGCTGTTGAAACGTCAGCGAGCTTCCATACCTGTTCTGTAGTCAGGTCTTTTGATGCTGAAACGCCAAAGTCCGCTTGGCAATAGGCAACAAGTTCATCTCGCTTCCAGGGGCTTTTACTTAGAGCCTTAAACGCTTCGTCTCGCTCTTCTTCGGGGCTGGCAGGATGGGCAGCAACAGGAGGACTAGGAGAAACCAGTTTAGGTTCGACACTCTTCACCTCCGCTTTTACCTCTTGAGTGGCTGGCTTGGCATCAAAGTCTTGGAGTTCTTCTGGCGTGTAAACTCCAACAGAGACACCAGGATAGACCGTCCGAATACCTTCTGAGATGACGCGAGCGCGTAGCATTGCTCTAGGATACTGCTTCCAGACGTCTTTTCCAGTAAGTCCTGCTGCCTTAGCTTGTTGGATTGTCCAAGAAACTGTCGCAGCTCCTCCGGCTGGATGGCTGAAAGTTCCACTAACTTCTGCGTCAGTATAGGCATTCCAAGTAACCTTTCCGCCAGCAGCTTGGAACCGCGCTAGCATTGCGTCGGCCTTGAGAGCCGGACGACCTTGGATGACGTGATAATCGCGAGCCGCGATCGCTGGATGAAGTCCTTCAGCTTGAGCAATCAGCATCAGAGCAATCGCTTGGTCGGTGTTCTTAATGCCGAACAGATTAGACTTAGCGAAGGCAACAGCCATACGCTCAAGGTCTGAAAATGGAATAACTGCTACTTGCTTTTGCGGGTCCATTTGCCCTTCTCCTTTACGAGTTCAGTGATAAACTGGGTGACTAGGTTTCTGACTGTTTTGCTCAGATTAGGATGATAGCTTTTTAAAGCGTTGTACTCTGGCTCTGGAATACGGAAGGCAATGATCTTGTCTTTGACCTTACGTTCCTCAAGTTGCTCTAGGTCGATTTCAAGTTTCATAGGGTTCCTCAAAACGGGATGTCTTCTTCACGCCAGTCACGGGCTGGTGGTGAGAGGTTCTTTTTGATCTCGGAAATATGGGTCTTGGTCTCTTCAAAGGAGACGGGCTTTGGAGCCTCTGACCGCTCTTCCTTTGGCTCAAGAAAGGCTTTAGTGAGCCATGCCCTGTCTGATGATGCCCAGATGAATCTAGGGCCTTTGGGAGGCTCATAATCAAAGGCTGCGAAGAGCAGGGGCCTATCCAGGTTCTTCTGGACGCTACTCATCTGCTTATGACTCATCCAGAAGGTCTGCGATGCTTCAGCGCCATCAAGAGCAAGCTGGGCAACCCACTTGCCTTCATAACGGGCTGACGGTTCTAAACTGTCGACTCGAATGCGGTGTAGTTTCTTTGGCATATGTGTAACGACTCAGTAAAACTTCTGTTACACAAGATCAATAAAAAAAGAGGCTAAACGCACCGCAGAGAACGCCTAGCCTCTATCAGTCTAATGACTGAGCTAACCCACTCGGAAGCTTACTGATCCTTGCAAGCTTCTTTGTAGATCGGCTCATCCTTTTTACCAGTGCTACCCTTTGAGTCAAGGGGAGCGCCTTTACGAGCAGCCGTACCAGCCTGCCCTGCTTTTTCGCTGTAAGCGGAAGCATCTTTGCTACCACCTGATTTCATCTTTGGTTCTTTGATTGAATAACCGTCTGACATGTTTGGAGTCCTCCGAGCCTTAGAATAGCATTTCGTAACTCAAAGACAATAGTAGCCAATTCCCCTACCTACCACGAATAGCAGCTAGAAAGCATTAAAGGCTATGTCCGTCTATCAACTCACTGCCCGTCCAGGGGGCTAACTCAAGGCTCGACTGCTCAAACCTTCAGGTATTCCCCTGTCACTGTCTACTGGTATGGCTAGTCCCAGACGATAGGTGTTTTCAGCTCGTATCAAGTTCGTTTTCTACTACTGGATCAGTCCTCTAGCCCGCTGTACCGATATCCCCTGCCCGCAATTATTGGCAATCCTACCGTTAACGAGCGGCACTTCAAGCGAAGAGGTCTAATGACCGCATCTGTTCGCTTTGGCATGGCAACTAAAGCTAATCCTGTCGGTAATGACGATCTTTCAATCATCGGTCCCGGCGTTGACCTTGTAACCCTGTTTTGACAGCTAGGGTTAAATCCTGTTGCTACTTTTTACTTGTAAACATTTGCCAGAAGAGGCAGAAATGAGGACAAGATGTTCGCAAAACTCTTATAGCCCTGGCTGATACGCAAAGTAAAGGCCGGGGTTATTTATTTGCTGTCTAAACTTTAGACACTATTCGATCTCAAAGGTCTCAAGCTTCTTTAAGCCCCACTCAACAGCTCTAGCCTTGAAGCAATCGCGGCAAAGGTACTCACGGCGAGTCAACTCACTCAGTTGCCTAGTCATCTCGATGAACGCTAAGTTCTTGCATTTTAACTGGTAACAGCGCCTTGGAGACTCAAAAACCTGCACTTTCCAGCCTCTACCAACTCTGTCCATGTAATAACTGTATTGAGTTTCGTTAACAGATTGTGTAGGTTTTTTAGACATGAGCTACTTTCTGAAGAAAAATGAACAGACCTGCCATGCTGAAATTAAGGCAGCATCCGACTACGTCAGTCAAACATTTAACGCGCCGATAAACCTCCATCGTTTACAAGTGCAGGTGGAAAAGCTCATCGAAACCAAGATCGACGACTACTACCATCAGCGGTTCAAAGACTGGACCGTTGCCGATCTCCTACTTTTAGCTCAGACCATCGGGCAGAAGATTGAGGATGAAGGACCGAAAGCCGACAAAAGAAGTCGGAAACAGATTAAAGAAATCTAACCAATATATTTAGTCAGGTATTATGGCAATAAGAGGAAGACCAAAAGGCAGCCCGAATAAGACCGTCCTACCCCTTCAGGAGAAGGCGAAGGAACTTGGATGCGATCCGTTTGAGATCCTCTGTCGCTTTGCTCTCGGAGACTGGCAGGGTCTTGGCTATGATAAGGGCATTACCTATCAATCCACCAACAAGGGCGATCTGATCGAGAAGCACATTATCCCTCCAGAGCTGCGCTCCAAAGCCGCTGCTGAAGCCGCCCAGTACCTTTACCCTAAGCGTAAGGCGATTGAGCATAGCGGTGAGGTTACTCAAGTCGTGGAAGAGAAGCTGACCACGCAACAGATCGAGACCATTCTGAGAGAAGACCCGTTCTTGGAGCTTAAGAAGATTAAAGAGGCATAAGTTGGGGGGTAGCGTTCAGGGCGAGTGCGCCTGGCTGTTAACCAGGAATGAGGCTGGTTCGATCCCAGCCCCCCCAGCCATTTAAAGGACTAAATGAAGTTTCACCCGGAGATTGAGCGCATCGCTCGCGGCATAAAGGAACTGCATTCAAGATGGCAGCCCCATGACGCTCAGATTCAAATCGGGAAAGCATTAATCTCAGACCGAGCCAAAGACGTCTTTGCCCAGTGTGGCCGTAACTTTGGAAAGACTGAGCTTGTCGCCTATCTCCTCTGGCGCTGGGCTTGGACGTTTCCTGGTAGTGAGAACTACTACTTCAGCCCGTTCATGAAGCAGTCCAGGGAGATTCTCTGGGCGTCTAGGCGTGTTCAGACCCTTGGTCCAGAAGACTGGATCGAGAAGGTTAATGAGCAGGAGATGCGGATCTACTTCAAGAATGGGAGCTTCATCAAACTTGATGGCTCAGACAACGTGGAAGCCTACCGGGGCGTGAAGCCAAAAGGCTTAACTATCTTTGACGAGTTTAAAGACTTTAGAGAGGAGTTCTTTGAAGCCTATGACCCTAACCGAGCTGCGTTCGACACTCCGCTTTTTATCATCGGTACCCCTCCAGAGTTTGAGGGACAGTTTAACCGCATCGCTTCTTCATGGGCCGGAGACCCAAGTAAGCGCTACTTTGAATTCCCCACCAGCTCAAACCCTCATATCCAAGGCGACTGGCTCAAAAAGAAGCAGGCAGAGCTATACGCTCGCGGGGAAGGCGACAAGTGGGAGCGGGAATATCAAGCCAAGTTTGTTAGAGGCGGATCAAAACGAATCTTCCCGATGCTCAAAGAGTCCATGATTAAAAGCCATGCTGCGCTGATGAGTGAGATCGCTAAGGATAGGCGGAAGCTTGAATGGTTCTGTTGGGCTGACCCTGCTGGAGCGTCAACCTTCGCCGTGCTATTTGCTGCTATCAATCCTTACACGAGACACGTTTATTTCTTGGATGAGATTTACGAACAGCGCCAAGAGGAGATGACCGTTCAGAAGATCGGTGCTCGCATCATGCGCATGACTAAAGAGTTATTCCCTGGCGAGTGGCGCTTTGGTTACGACGAGGCTGAGGCGTGGTTTCGCAATGAGATGCTAGAGCACTTTGACCTATCCTTTGAGCCTACTCAAAAGGCTAAGAACGATAAGACTAGCGGATTATCTTTGCTCAAGGATATCATGCTAGCAAACAAGCTGACCGTTTCGAGCAGGTGCCAAAAGTTATTCTGGGAACTAGACAACTACAGGAAAGATGATGAAGGCCGGATCATCAAAAAGAATGACCACTTGATTGATGATGCGCGTTACATTCTCGCTGCTGCTCATTACTCACTGAATGAAACAGCAGAAAACGTGAAGGAAAAAGACCCTATGTTTAGGGGTGCTAGAATTGAAGATGACTTCCCTGGCTTTAACGAAGTCGGGGAGCAAGTAGACGAATGGGGGGGATCAGAATGGTAATGCTGACAGGTGCTGTAATGGCTATCGCGATCGTTCAGATAGCTTGTGTCCTTGGCCTTTTCTGGGGTCTGGTAGAGCTGCGGGCTATGCAAAAGAGCACTCATTCCGTACAGTTAATTCCAGCCGACCAGAGCTTTCAGCGCATGACCGATGAGGTTAAAGACGCTTTGGGTAAAGAACTTTTCGATAACGTGGGGTAATCAATGGATCAGTTCTACAGCTTCGACGACATGAATGAACAGTATACTAAACCTGTTCGCCCTATTTATGAGTTAGACCTAGACGATCCAGAGAACGAAAAGAACGTCTTGGAATGGCTCAAAGGTGAGAAGGATTACCTTCAAGAGGATGCCAGAGATCGCGTCCGGGTCATGCGTCGAAACCTAGCGCTGTATAAAGGCATCCAGTATCAAGAGCTAGAGACCCGCATTGATGCCCGTGACCGCGCTGCTGATCGCTCTCAGTTCCTTCGCAAAGTCGTCGCTAACCATCTTTACGATCTTACCAAGAACCGGGCTTCACGCTTGGTTAAATTCCGCCCAGCAGTAGCCATCATGCCGACGAATGATGAGCTGGAAGACAAGCTTGCAGCCAAGTCGT